CCATAGGAGTTGAACTCCTATGGGGGTTTATTTTATTAATAATAAATTTGATAAACAATATCCAAACCTTTAGAAAGTTCGATTAATTGTTCATTAGGCATATTATATTTAGTCAATGGGCGAATATCTTGATAGTATTCTTTGCCATTGATTTCTTTCTTCCAAGCAGTACACAAGGAAATTGTGTTAATACGTGCTTCATTGATACCTACAGTGTTGATGAAATACTCACGGCATTCTTCTTCTGTAATCTTAAGATTGATTTCTACGAAAGTTTCAATTTCAGATTCTTTTGTAGATTTATATACAGTAGCGTCAACTGTTGTACCATCTTCGAAACGAACCTTTTTAACTGGTTTTGATTCGAATTGTTTGAAGTAATAAGCAACACGGTTACCAATTACTTTACGACCATGGTAGATTTCTTTTTTAGCTTCAGTGATATCTTCAGTAATCAAAGGATAACGGAATGGTACCAAATATTCAGGGGCACACCATTTACCATAGTTTACTTCATATACTTGAGAGTTTTCACGACCACAACCATCTGTGCCAACGCAGAACAAATAAACTTTTTCAGGTGTACTTGGAGTTTCAAATACAGAATTTTCTAAGCTAAGTTCAGTGTTGTAAGATGGAGTAATATATTGACGTGGGATATCAAAGTGTTGAGTTGCAGTAAATTCTGCACCAGGAAGAATAATCTTATTAGTTCCGCGATATAATAGAATATCTGTGCCACCAACGTAGACTTTAACATCTGTTCCTCTATGAGTTGCAGTTGTTACATTAGTCTTATCATTGAAGTGACTAAATTCTGCGATGTTTAACTCACGCATCTATATTTACCTCCAATTTAATTCTTAAAATTTATTATTATGTTGACCTTTAAGGCTTTTTATGGTAAGTATCTATATAGATACGGTCAATCATATTATATTTATCTTTAGGTTTATATTTAATTCTAGGTTTAATGATATCAAATATATCAGATACGATATCATTAAAGATATTTACACGAGATAAATAAGTTAAAACTTCCTTAGTAATTAAATGGCGGAGATCATCATATTTAGCCAATACAGAATGAATTCTGTTTTTATCAAATATCTTAACTTTATTCTTCTTATCTCTTTCATTAACACCAAAGTCTTTGAACTTGAATTTCTTCATGAAGTATCTCATAATAAAGATCATATCTTCTTGAGTTACTCTATCATATTTCCTAGATTTGATTATATATCTTTCAAAGCCATCATAAAATAATTCAAAATCTTCTAATGGCATCTTAACTAATAATTTAATAATATCAATAGGTTTGATATATTGTTTATATCGATTATTGAAATTATATACTGTATTTAATCCAGCTATTTCTACTTTATAAGATTTAAAGAAGTCAATAACTTTAGATACATACATTTTTATATAATCAATACCAATACCAGGTAAGCTATTAAATAGCTCTCTATATTCAGATGAACCTAAATAGATTTCGATATATCCCACAACAGACATGATCATATTTGTAATATATTTCTTACGTTCAGAATCATCACCAATAGATTTGGCATATTCGATAATATTATAAAGATCTTTATCTTGATAGTATAGATATTCGCTATAAGTTCTAGCTACATCTACACCATTAGTTGTAAAGAACTTCTTAGAATATTTACGAATCATAAGAGCATTATATACTGCTTTATATGCATCATAAATTCTCTTATTATCTGCATAATACATTCCTTTTACGACTGTATCATAAATTTTAGTATTATGCTCAAACATTTTCATCAAGCCTTTAATTGTAGTGCTTGAATTATGTTTTTCGAATTCTCCAATTTTAAGATCCTCAAATGTATAACCATATTTCTTAAGGATATCACTCTTTAACATAGCCAAATCAGTTTCAAAGTTAAATCCTTGGATATACATAATTGGAACTGTTTCATCTTGAATCTTATCTTCAATATTATAATAAGCATAAGATAAAGAAAATAGCATACATAATACAGAAGATAATTTATAGTTTTTATCTTGCTTAATATTAGGAAGCTGTAATCTTAATCTATCTTCTAATTTATAATTATCAAAGAATAAATTAAAGAAGTATGGAATCATGAAAGATAGATTATTCATAGACATGACTGTATCTATGGAGATATATTTAGTCCGAGCATAGTTAAATTCTTTTTCAAGAATTTTATTTTTTATATCTACAGGATTAAATTCATTTACCCATAGCCAGTCAGGTTCAGTAAATCTATCATAATCTATATATTTAGATTGATCTCTAAGATAATTATCTGCAGAATGCTTTAGTGGAACTTTAACAAACTTTAGATCATAATTCTTAGATGTATCTTCAATATATATTTCTTTCTTCTTAGCATTAATATAAGTAAAGTTAAAGATTATATTATCGCCATGGGAAAGAATTTTAGATGTATCACTAAATATAGCTTGGTCATCAATAACTTCATAATCTACGTTTTCTTCTAATAGAGTTCCATCTTGACACATAATTTCCATTTGGTTATTATTGTCGGACTCTAAGAAGTTATCATAAGGGAATGGTATTTTTACGATTTTGCTGCCATTAGCAAGATCATATAAACTATATTCACTTCTAATATAATTATTGAAATTATCATATACTGAGTTATAAACAAAGATACAGTGAACTGAACGTCCTTTATCTAAAACTACAGTATCATCAAATTGAATTGTATTATTTAGTAGAGTATATCTACTTGGATCAACAACAACTCCACCTACAGTAACTATCATACCATTACCACTTCGTTGGTAATTATAGAATGGATAGTTAATAGTGAATAACTTTTGTTCTTGATCTCTAACCAATAGATCTTCTTCAGTAACGTGAATAGAATATGTATTTTCATCATATCTGATGAATTTTACTTCTGCTACATTCTTAGAAGTTAGATAATATTGTGGATCGTTAAATGATAAAGTATTACCAGTCAATTTATATTTAGATGGTTCAATAATCATTCCATCTACAGTCAAATACCATTTATCATGACGATATTCATAACCATCATATGGAAATTTGATTTTGAATGCATAAGTTTTCTTTTCAATTGGAATGCTTAAAGAACTTATCTTAGCTTTAGTTCTATCTTTAGCATATACAAAGTGAACTTGAATTCTTACACCAGGTCTCATTACTTTAGTTTGATCAATAATCTTAATATTATTCTTCAAGAATGTATATTCAGATGATCTAACTTTATTACCATCAATAAATACTTCAAGCAAGTATCCACTTTCAGTATAATTTTCGAATGGTACAGTAACTTTATAATCTTGAATGCCAGGAATGTCTACCTTGGTTTCGAACCAAGATTCTTCCATTTCAACTTCATTACCTTCAGTATAAATATTATTGAAAGTTATAGTTCTATCTTTGATAATCTTATCATCTGCAGATACAAATGAGAAGTTTTTATCTTTGATAAAATATCTATCTTTAGGTAACAACACTGAACCTTGGAGTGCAAAGAATTCACCACCATAACGGATATAATCTTTATATGGTTCTGGAATATCAAAGCTTGGAATTGCTTGGCTAGGTCCAGGATATGTATACTCTAATACTTTACTTTTAATTTGGAATTGATCAGAATGGATATAAATAATGGATATATCTCTAGCTCCTTTTTCATACCAATTACCTTCATCATCATTAAAAGTTAATGTATTATTTTCTAAATCTAAAGTATATCGCTTTTGATCAATAAATGTAGAGCCAGCTGTTACAAATATGATACCACCTTTTTTAAAGTAGTCCGCAACTGGGAAGGTTATATTAAATACTTTTTGATATTTATCAGTTATTGGGAAATTTTTAGTTTCAGTTATAATCTTATATTTATCTAATTCATTAATATTTTCATTAAATGAATCATTAGAATAAAATAAAAATTCTAACTTAGTTTTTCCTTGGAGAATATTAGCATCTTTAAATCTTAGATTACCATCTACAATTTCATATTGATCTTCTCGAATACGTTTTCCATCTAAATTAACTAACATGGCTCCACCTTTTTCAAGGAAGCCTTCAGATGGGAATGGTATTCTAATATTATTACCAGTGAATCCTGTAACTACTTCTTTATGAGTTTGAATCTTTTGATCTGTATCTAATATCTTTTTAGTTTTGTAGTTGAATACATATTCTTCTGTATCTTTATCTACAACACGTTCTCTTAAAAGATAATATTTAAATACTCTAAGATCATCAAACCCAAATAGAGAGCATATATCTACCATACATTTAGAAGTCGATTTATATTTAAGTAATTCATGAAGTCTACGCATCATTCTTACTTGATAATATAAAGGAATTTCATTATAATATGGTATACCATGAGATTGGAATATATAACGAACGCATCGTTCATCAAACACATCTAGATTGATAATATGATCTTGTACTTCAGAAATCATATCTATCATAGTTTGAACTATGATAAAGATTGTCATCCAAGCATCATAATATTTACTATCAAATTTATGAGCTTCAGAATAAAGTGTAGTTAAAGTGTAAGCTCTATTGACAGAGAATCTACGTTGGAACTTTTCTTTTACTACAGTATTATCAATATTTGGTAAGAATAATAATTGGAAGTTTTCTGATTTTCTAGCTTTATAATTATCAACACCAGATTTAATATATTTAAGATATGCATATTTATCATCTGTATATCTTGCTAATATATTATCCCAAATACCACGTTCTTCTAATATACTAATAGCAGAATCTTTCATCAAATGGAGAGGAATATTATAGTCTACACCAATATTAGCTATTCGGAATTCTTCTGGAACTAATAATCCAGAATCGCCAAGTGTTGGTAGACCCATAATCTTACGATAGTATTCATTTTCCTCAATATAGTTTCTTAAGAAATTATCAGATGCTTCTTTCTTAGCAGCTTCTCTAAATTCCTCTGGAATATTATCTGGATCTGCAATACAAACATCAATTAAGTTTGCAGGTAATCCGATCTTAGATAATATTGTTTGGTTATAATCATATAATCGCCAATCTGCAGTTCCTTCAATTGACTGAATAAACAGGTCTCCCATATATTCAGTACGTAAAGTTTCAGCTGCAGAAGCTTCAGTTTCTGATTTTACTATGCAATACATAGCTAACTGTTTTACATAATATATTAGGACGTCTACAAACGGATAGTCTGTAAAAACTTTGCCCATATTAGCTTCTTTCATAAAATAAATATCCTCCTCCCAGAGAGAATTTATATGTAATTTAATAATATGTGACCCGCATAGAGGCCTATATTTAACATATAGGTAGTAATTAATACCTAAGGAGCATAGTAAAATGAACGAATTTCCAGACTTGGAGTTACGAAAAGATCCGGTGAATCCGACTATTCGATCTCCATATGTACCATATGAATTATCATTCTATCAAACTAAATATACTTTGATGGATATTGATTTATATTCAAACTTTATAAAGAATGCAATCTCTAGATTTAGAAAATCTAGATGCTATAAAAACTATAAATCATATCTAATGAATTTAGGATTAGATCATTGTCAATTGCATAGTAATATCTCTGCAGAAATGGCAACTATCGAAATGCATCATAATATGCTTACTATATTTGATATTGCTGTTATTATTACTGAGCATACAATTAATACTATCGGATATATTACATCTTATGACTTAGTTAATATGCTTAAGAAAGTTCATACTAGTAATGAAGTACAATTAGTTATGCTTTCTTTGACTGCTCACCAATTATATCATAATGCAAACGGTATGTATATTCATCCTGATATGTGTATTGGTAATTGGCCTAAATTCTTAGAAGACTATAGATATGGTATAACTATTGAAATAGCAAACAAGTTAATAAATTATCTTAATTATGCTATTTCTTTAGGAGATACTAAAACTGGTGAACTCCTAAAACTTAGAGATAGAATTCAAGATTGGAGTGTCATGAATGAATATGGAGTTAACCATTCCGCAAATAATTAACTATATCTTATTACTTGTAGTTATATTTTTGGCTAATAAACTTATAAAAAAATATATTGAATCTTATTCTAAACGAGTTGATAATGAATTAACTGCTTTGCAGTTATCTATTGGAATTAATATCAACGAGGTTAATAGTGCATTAGATGGAATTATCAACGATGCTATTAATGAGTATGCTATTATTAATGCTATTGATAGTATTACTTATATCAATGAAGATATCGAGGCGAAGATTAGATTATTCGTATCTAATGAAGTTGCTATCAGACTTTCGGATACGATGATAAATAAATTGAAATTATTCTATAAAAGTGAAGCTATCCCTGACTTGATAGCTAAACGTATATTCCTGAATATTTCTCTTTATGCTGCTAAAAACAATTCCGCAATTAAAGGATTTAAAAGTAAAAAATAAAAAAAAGAAATACCCCATAGGAGTTAAACTCCTATGG